ATCGGTCAGACCTATGCTCGTCACCTTGCACAGTCGCTGATCGAAACCAAGGAAACCCTTGGTGCCAACATCCTGAACCGTGCCTTCAACAGCGCGTATGCAGGCGGCGACGGCGTATCGTTGGTCAACACGGCTCACCCGATCGCAACTGGTACGTTCTCGAACCAGCTTTCGACCGCAGCCAACTTGTCGCAGACCTCGCTTGAGCAGATGCTAATTCAGATCCGCAACGCAGTAGACAACAACGGCAAGCGCATCCGCTTGACACCTAAGAAGATCGTTTCCGGTCCTTCGAACGTGTTCCAAGCTGAAGTCTTGCTGAAGTCGGTATTGCGTGCAGGCACTGCAAACAACGACGTCAACCCCGTCCAAAGTTTAGGGCTACTTAGCGATGGCCAAGCCAACTTGTCGCGTATCACTTCAACCACCGCATGGTGGGTGCAGACTGACGCGCCAGAAGGCTTGAAGCTCGCTATGCGTCGTGGTCTTGAGAAGAGCATGGAAGGTGACTTCGAAACCGACAGCATGCGCTACAAGGCTACCGAGCGTTATGCGTTCGGTTGGACCGATCCACGTGGCGTATACGGTACGGCTGGCATCTAATTGGGTTGGGGAGCCTCGGCTCCCCTCCCTTCTCTAAAGGAGAAAATAAATGTCACAAACTACTTGGAGCGGCCCACTTGCCTCCGGCGACATTAACGCCGGTAAAGCAGGCGGCCCAAACATCGGTCTTGCGACTTTGTCGCAGACCGTGTTGATCGACGTTGGTGCCACACTCGTGCAGAACGGCACAGTTTACTTGCCTTTCGGCTCGCAGATTGTGGACATCATCGTTGACGTGCTTACGCAGTACGACAGCGCCACCTCGGCAACGCTGACAGTCGGCACAGCTTCTGCTGGTACGACCTACGCCAGCGGCGTCAACGCCAAGACCGGCGTGCGCGTGCGTCCCACGTTCACTGCGGCACAGCTTGCTGCAATGGACAACATCGGAACAAACGGAACTGTCGTTGCGACAGTGACGTCCGTTGGTCAGCCTACGGCTGGTCAAGTACGCGTCACGTACACATACGTGCAAACAACGGCTAATGACTAAGCGTTAGTCTTATGTTATATGAGGGGGTCGCCTTCGGGTGGCCCCTGATTATTGAGGAATACACAGATGGCAGATGCAGTAGCAACACAGATCCTGTTCGATGGCGAGCGTACTGCCATCATGAAATTTACAAACATCTCCGACGGCACTGGCGAGACCAAAGTGACCAAGGTCGATGTTTCCACGCTCACCCCTAGCTCCTTCGATAAGGCTTGCGACGGCGTGACGATCACAAAGATCCACGCCATGACGCACGGCATGGAAGTCGATATGTACTGGGACGCCACCACGGACGTCTTCATCACGTCAGTCCCGCAACAGCAGATGTACTCGATGGACCTGACGCAGTTCGGCGGCTTGTGGAACAACGCGGGCGCGGGCAAGAACGGCGACGTTTTGTTCTCCACTCGCGACGCGAGCGCGGGTGATACGTACATGATCATCCTTGAGATGGTTAAGTCCTACGCAGATTGATAGTGGACAACACCGCCTTCGACCTCCGGCTGTTTAAGGCCAAGAACCACATAGACGACGCGCTGGGCGTGCGTCCGAAGGCGCAGCAGCCAATGCCTGACCCGCGCATGCCTTACACCGGACCAGTGCCTAACCAGCGGCCAATGCAGATACCGGGTAACCCGCAGCTCACCCCGCAGGGTGTGGCCGTGTCTGGCCAACAGCAAGTTGGCTCCGGCATGGTCAGCGGCGGCGCTATGGTCAGCCCGCAAGGCTTTGGCGGCGTTGGCGCTAATTACAGCGTGCCTGCCGCAGGCGGCCAGTTTAGTGTCGGAGCGTCGATGGACCCGCGCATGAAGCTGGCCCAGATGCAAGCACAATACGATCGAGGCCCGTTCAGCGTAGGCGCACAGTACCAGCCGGGCGCTGGTGTCTCTGGTGGCGTTAGCTACCGCAAGGCGTTCGCTAAGGGCGGCCTTGCAATGGCCGAGGGCGGCGCATGGACGCGCAAGGAGGGGCAGAACCCCGAAGGCGGCCTCAATGCCAAGGGCCGCGCATCGCTGCGCGCTCAGGGCAAGGACATCAAGCCGCCCGTCAGCGCCAAGCAGGCGAAGAAATCACCAAAGGCAGCCGCACGGCGCAAGTCATTTTGCGCAAGAATGACAGGGATGCCGGGGCCGATGGAGGACGACAAGGGTCGCCCGACACGCAAGGCACTTTCACTCCGTAAATGGGATTGCTGATATGAGCGACTTTGCAGTAAAACCTGTCTGGGACAAGAAGCGCCCGAAGGATCTCGGCAAGCCGAAAGACTTGTCGGTGAAGAAAAAGAAATCTGCCAAGGCTCGCGCCAAGGCGGCTGGACGACCCTACCCAAATTTAATTGATAACATGGCTGCGGCCCGCAAGAAAGGTAAGTGACATGGACGGTTTCAAAGACAGCACCCGTATGAAGTACATGTGCGGCGGCCCAGTGAAGAAAGCCACTGGCGGCCCCGTAAAGATGTTCGAGGGCGGCACGTATAACGAACGCGGCAAGCGCGCGACGATGGCTGAAATCGCAGCCGAAGATCGCCGCATGTCTGGCCGCAAGGCACCCGTCGAGGGCGTGTCCACGCGTCCGACCGACAGCTCTGGCCGTCGCATGACGAATGAAGAACTCGGCATGACCGCAAAGAAGCCAGTAGTAAAGGGTGCCGCTGCCGGTGCCGCTGCTGGTTCCGGTGTCATGGCCGCTGCTCGTGCCGCTGCTCGTGCCGCTGCTACCCGCTTTGGCGGTCAGGTAACTGCCGCCGAAGCGCAGATGCTGAAAGCTGCGGCTGCAAAGAAGGGCGTTCCAGCTCACAGCGATCGCCCAGTGATCCGCCGCAGCAAGGGCGGTCTCACCACTATGCCAAAGGGCAAGTGCTAATATAAATGAACTGCTCGCCTTGCTGGCGGGCAGTTTTTGCGCTATACCACCGACGCTAGAGGTGCTTGCTGTCATCGGCTTGCTGCTGCGATAACAATGCGAGCACACTCATATGGCGTTTTCAGACACAGTTTCACAGACGAATTTTAATACGCGGCGCGTCATCGACAACGCGATCCGTCGCTGTAAGCTGACGGCACAACAGATCACCGCCGAACACATCGACATAGCCAACGACCAGCTATACCTGTTCCTCTCCGACTTGGCCAACCAAGGCGCGCCGCTCTGGTGCATCGAGAAGCAGATTTACCCGCTGTATGACGGCGTGGGCGACATCACGATGCTCGACGGCACAGTCGACATCCTGAACAGCAATTTCCGCTGGCTCCAGCAGGTGACCGGCATAAACTACACCACGTCAACGGCCCGCGAAGTTGACTTCACCGACGAAGTATTCGTATCCAACACCGGCATCCTCTGGTCCGCCCCCGCCGTGCCAATCGTGTTCGAGCGTTCAGACGATAACGTGACGTGGGTCACGATCCAATCTGAGACGCCAACCGCGACCGCAGGCCAGTGGACTTGGTACGATCTGGACAGCAGCGTGGCGTCTCGCTACTTCCGCGTCCGCGCGACGTCAGGCACGCTCGGCTTCAGCCAAATCTATCTGGCAAACACGCCGACCGAGATCCCGTTGGCGCGCATGAACCGCGACGACTACACGAACCTGCCAAATAAGGCGTTTCAGTCGAACCGCCCGCTGCAATTTTGGTTCGATCGTCAGGTCAACAACCCAATTATGCACATGTGGCCGGTGCCAAACTTGGCCGCGACCGTCTGTCAGATCGTCGTGTGGCGTCAGCGCTACATTATGGACGTTGGCACCATGACGCAGGACGTTGAAGTGCCCCAACGCTGGCTTGAGGCCATCGTTGCGGGTCTGGCGGCCAAGATGGCGCTTGAGCTGGTCGAAGTTGACGTCAATTTGATCCCAATTCTTGACCAAAAGGCGGCGATTTCACTGAATATTGCGCAAATGGAAGAGCGCGACAACAGTCCGATGATGATCGCCCCCAATATTTCGCCGTACACGAGGTAAAATCATGGCTGTTGAGGGCTACATCAACACCATCGGGCGAAATCACCTCGGCATCGGCATTTGTGACCGCTGCAAGCGTAAATTTCCCATTGATGACCTGTACAGCGACCGGAATATCCCGACGCTGAAGGTTTGCATCGACGACGTGGACGATTACGACCCGTGGCGCGAGCCTGCGCGGCAGCCAGAGGACATCACCCTGCGCTTTCCGCGCCCAGACGTGGCGCTGGACGGCTGATGCCCCGCTATCTCAACACACGCGGCAATACGACGCTGGCGATCGGCATATGCGGGCGCTGCTCCATAAAGATGCCGCTGGACGACTTGCTGCCCGACCCAAATTACCCCGGCTTGCTAGTCTGCGAAAGGGATCGCGACCAATACGACCCGTATCGCCTTCCCGCTCGCCAGCCGGACAATATCCTGCTACCATTCCTGCGTCCCGATGTGCCCCTCGCGACAAATCCGGCGGGCGTTATCGCGCAGAACAGCGAGCAGTTCCTCATCACTGAGGATAGCGATGATTATCTAATCTTTTTCGAGGATGACGAGTTTTGAGCAACGTCCCTACAAATCTCATCCCTACCCGCATCACCGGCCTCCCTGAGTATCAGGGAACGAGCACACTCGGCTACATGCCGTACATTATCGACGGGCGTACCTTCAAGGTTCAGTTTGCCAACATCGCTGCCGTCGGCGCGGTGCCGTCCTCGCGCGAAATCAACACAGGCAGCGGTCTGGGTGGCGGCGGAGATCTGTCGGCCAACCGCACGCTCTACATCTTGCCGGGCGGTGTTGATGACAGCCGCCTGAGCACCACAGGCGTCACGGCTGGCACTTACGGTACCGCCGACAGCATCCCAGTCTTCACGGTCAACGCGCAGGGCCGCGTTACGGGCGTCACAAATACGCCTATCGTACTTTCAAATTACGTTCCCACCAGCCGCACAATCACGGCTGGCGCGGGTCTGACGGGCGGCGGAGATCTTTCCGCCAACCGTTCCTTCGCTGTAATCTTTTCATCTACAACGCCTGAGCCTCTCGGTCCCGGATCACCCGGTGTCTCGACTGTTGCCGCGCGTGGAGATCACGTCCACCCTGCGGTGGACCTGAGCGACACCACGGAAACGCAAGGCGTGCTCCCCTTGTCCCGTGGCGGCACCGGCAACAGTCTGTCTCCTGTTGCTGGTGCCATCGCATATTCTAGCAACGACAAGTTATATCTGACCACTGCCGGAAGCATTGGGCAGGTTCTGCGCTCTGGCGGCCCCGGCGGCGTGCCCTTCTGGACAAACGTCGGCGCGGGCACCGTGACTAGCGTTGCCGTCGCGACCGCGAATGGCTTTGCTGGCACCGTCGCAGACCCGACCCTGTCTCCAGTTATCACGCTCTCGACGACCGTCACTGGTATGGTCAAGGGCAACGGCACTGGGCTGTCTGCGGCCACCGCAGCCGTTGATTACGTCGAGCCGGGCGCATACACCGCCAGCGGCCTGACAATGGCCACAGCACGGCTTCTGGGCCGCACTACGGCATCAATCGGCGCGGCACAGGAACTAACCGTCGGCACGGGCCTGACGCTCGCCAGCGGCTCTCTGGTCAACGCTGCGCCCGACCAAGTTGTGTCGTTGACGGCAGGCACCGCAATCTCGGTCACCGGCAGCTACCCGTCGTTCACAGTCACCAACACCGCGCCAGATCAGGTCGTGTCCCTCACAGGCGCAGGCACGACGACTGTCACCGGCACGTACCCTAGCTTCACAATCACATCGAACGACAGCACGGCAGGCACCGTGACCAGCATCAACGCCAGCGGCGGTACGACGGGCATGTCGTTTACCGGCGGCCCAATTACGTCGGCGGGCACACTGACCCTCAACGGCACGCTTGCTGTAGCCAATGGCGGCACTGGCGCGATAGACGCGCCTACCGCCCTGACGAAC